ATCATAGAGTGGTTGACCGATAGTTATACAATATGTGTTTGTTTCTGGTGCGGATGGTGCAATATATTTCAACAGACTAATCTGAGTGCTGGAATCTGTAATACACCTGTCAGAATTGACAAGTGCTCTTTCAAAGTTACCCAGACTAAATGATTGACCAAAATTGTTGATGCTGGACGTTGCTGCCCAGTCTGCTGCCGCCGCTTGAGCGTTAGTACCAATTGCACTGACTGCTCTACCAGAGCAAGCAGGGTCATATTGCAAGAATACCTTAGGATAGATATACATCGTATCCGCATCAATAATAACAGATTCGATTGATGCCATTGAATATGATCTCAACTGCTGAGAAAGAGACTTCTTAGTAGCATCGTTGAGTTTAGATCCCGTTTTTGTCTTAATGGCAACGTATACTTTTCCGTATACTGGAGGATTCAACTCATCACCACCAAACGCAACAACGGTTTTAGCGTTATCGTAGATTTTTTTAGTAATAACTTCGTAATCTTGAGCGGTAACTGCTCTATATTGAGCGGAATAAAATCTAGGAGCCATGTATTTCATGGATTCTAGACTCTCTGCAGGAGATCCGTAGTTTGCTTTATCCGCAACTTCAAACGCAACCTGCCCAACACCATAGACTGCACCGTTACTGTCTATGAATCTACCGACAAAAGTAAATTTGCTAACGCCATTTGCATCTGCCCCAACCGTGACAAGATAGTTAAGGTCAATAACTTCTCCGTCTCCAAGCTCTCTTCCGATCACTCCATCACCAAATAAGACCTCAGCTCGCATATCCTCGCCTTCACTGAGGAAATAAACGCGGTCTGTGGACTGGACAGTAGTTACATTGTCTACAAGATTGTAAACATCCGACGTAGTTGAGGAAGCATTCGCTCTAACTCTTACGGAAAGAGTTGAAGTATCCGCATTTGGAGACGGAATAGAATAGGTTTGTTTAATAAACTTGTTAACTGTGTATGAGAAGTTGACAATACTACCCTCATAAAGTTTCACACAGGTAAAGGTTGCCTGACCTGTAGTTTGATCTACAACTGCTGTAATGGGTTCTAGGATATTCCAAACATAGTTACCACCTGTGCAGACGGGTCCTGCTTGCAGTGTTACATTATTTGGATATACATCATTCTCAGCTGTAGTCTGTACAGTAATGTGAATGTAAGCATATGCCGCTTTAATCGACGTTGGAGTGTAGTTTAGAAGTTTTGCTTGCTTGACTACATTGTCTCTAACAGTAGCACTGTCCAGAAATGCTTCATTTAGCGCCATATTGGCGGTAAATGCCGTATAATATGTGTTATACGCCAAAATGTCGATTAAGTACGACAGAGACGACCCCTCAAAATCATAATCTGTAAACTCATCTCGAGTTCTTAGGTATGATTTGATCGAAGACTTAATATCTTCAAAGTCCAGTGCTGTTAAATTCTTGGGTTGCATTGGTTAGGGACGCTGTAATACGAATTCTACATTTTCAACAATGGGTAGACCAATAATCTTATATTCAACTGTTACCTCAATGGCGTTATTTTCATAATCTGCTGCACACTGCACTTTTGTAACAGTAATGCGTTTCTCATTGTTTCTAAGTGTATTTAGAATCTCATTCTGAATTGCATCTACCAGGAAAGGATCTAGTGGCTCAAAAAGAAGTGCCGTTATACGAGATCCATAATTAGGTTGATAAAATTTTTCTCCAGGGACAGTTAGGACCAGATTTTTGACTGACTGCTTAATGGCATTATCATTTGACACACTATTTACATCGTTAGTGAATACATTTCGTGTAAAATCCATCGCAAGGTCTTTAAATGCTCTAGACCTATTGCGACCGAAGTCTGCGCCAGTAATTGATTTTAGTGCCATCTTTCTACAAAGTCGTCAAAACCACCTTTGCCACCGCACCATTTAGAATTTCTGTCCTTAGGAGGACGATTCTTACCCAGATTATTCAAAATTGCGTCAGCTCGTGGATCTGTAATTAAAACCATCCCCGACTTGATGAAATCTTGACTTTGATCTGGAATTGGATTGTTTGCCATGATTTTTTAAGCTCTGTTGGACAGAACTTTTAAAGGGGTTGCTATCCCTAGGTATTATTTAGCGTCGTCTTCGATCTCTTTCTTAGTACGCCAGAAATAATCAGTGTTATCACCAAGTCTACCCCAAGGCACCCCATTCTCAACTTGATAATATTCCGTCGAAACCTTAAAATCTGGGATTTTAGGTTCTTCGGGTGTTAGTGAGATGTCATAAATGCGACAACGGTTGTTTGGATACAGTGCAAACTGACCATTTTCGAGATTTATGAGATTAAATGACTTATGCTCCTCTGGAATTTCGCTAGTTGAGTAATCTAGCACATCAGGGTTGGCATGATAGTTGTCTAATGTGCATATGTACGACCCTTTAAGGGTCCCGAAATGCCTTGTACGCACTTCCCACTCCATAGACGCTGTAAACTGCTTACAGAGCGATGTGACGCCATAGTCCATGCAATTCCAAAACTGCAAATTTGGAAGATCTAGGTCTGGATCGGGAGTTTTTGCTTCACTTACAAAGGCACTGATAGGCAATTTATCAAACATTGCCCCATATTCAGGCAAATATGTCTCAAAATAAAAAGCACGTCCAGGTATCGACTTAGCCGACACCCAGACGCCCTCTACAAACTCTCCGTGACCATCCTGAAGATCTCTTAGATACTCCTTACGGACATATACCTTTTCATCAGGAAGGTTACAGATTAGATTCATTTGCCTTGACCGCGATAACGCTTACGTTTTGCATTTCGGGAAGAAGCAGCATACTTGGTGTGCTGTCCACTACCCTGACGAGTTTTTTTGGGAACAGATTCAATCATCTTCTGCCCACTAAAACCGACTTTTGCTCTTGCCATAATTTAGTTAAACTCCTACGAATACATTTGCTGCGCCAGTCGCAATCAGCGATAGGCAGGGTGGACCCAATGGGTCCGCAACTCTACACAATCTCCTACCATTCACAAACACTGACTTAGTTGTAGCGGTTGCTCTTCGGATATGTGCTCCAGCACCAGCAATGTCTTCAACACACAATGTTGCTGTCGGACACGGGATTGGCGCAGGAGGTGATTTACACCCCCCAGGGACAATGAGATTTGTGCAAGTTGCTGGATGGTTTATCAGCAAGTCTTGATCGACAATTGGAATTTGCAAGTTAATCACAACATTACAAATCGCCTGCATGATATTTAAAGGCGTTTGTGCAAACGGTGGCCAAATATTAAAAGGTGACATTTGCACAATTGTCTTTTTGGGCGCGGTTACACATGAACCAGAGCAGGGGACCTTAGAATGGACATTTGCAGGAATGCAAATACCATGACCACTGTCAACACCCATATAAACTGCTGCGGGTAAACCTGCCATATTTTACTCTACTCCTTAATTAACGTCAATTAGAAGAATGGATTTCCGTATGCTTCCACGGCATCTGCGTAAGTTTGCGTAGCTTTGGTAAGATTATGTCGGACTAGCATTTTACCACTTGCCGACCAACTCTTACAACCATCGCCCATCAACGGTCCTAATGCATATGTATAAGTGATTGTGGTTTCTGTCGTCTCTCCATTCTCATCTGTTTCAGATGATGATTCGCTGGAGTCTGCAGGAAGTCCAGGTGGTGGACATAAGGGTTCTATATGACCACAACCGTCTTCTGCAACGTTACAACCAACTGTAATATTTATTGTAGTATCAATATTTCCGTCAGGTTTATACTGTTTGAGATAATATTTGGTATATCTTGACGCATATGGCAAATTTACAAACCTTCTTTGCACAGATTCGACGTAAACCTCGGGATTTGTATAAGTTAGATCCTCATCTTTCTGCGTCAGCGAGTCAAACATCCTATCAATAGAGTTTTCTTGATTCTGTTTCTCTCTTTCGCGGTCATCATGCCACGATTGAGGAAGAATATCTCTATTTTCTGCAGGTAAACTCAAGTCAGGCACCCTTTGTGCGTCTTTCAACTCGTCCAATGCACCTTCGTTGTAACCAACGCGCTGCAAATCCTCATTCCTAAAGCGTTTTTGATCGTATTTTGGCGTGTTTCCTGGGGATTGAGTCTCATAAGTCGTAGGTCCAGCGACCTGATCGACATTTTCCATGGATGTATTGCCCGACATCGGTTGATTGACGGGTGTCATTGCTCCTTTTGCGGAAATAACAGTCTTCTGATTGAAGTATTGCTGCTGCTCTAGACCAAAGGCATTGGTATTTTCAACCAATTTGCCCTCTTTATTCTTAATTTTGACATTTTCATACTGGACATTGGGAGAAAGATCAACACCAGTCTCATTTTTGATCTTATCTGCCATATCTTGCGACAGAGTAACCGATCCTTCATAGTCATCTTGCATTCCCATGCCCTTAATCAACTCAGAATTATTGAGTTTAAGGTCTTTGCCGTCTGTACCCTTTACCGTAAAGTCGTCACCATCCTGCACCGTGGTCACATTTGCAGTTCCCAGGTCCTCTATAGGCGTCCCAGGACCCGCTGGCTCCTCTTTTCTCTCATAGTAGTTGACAACATAGACTGAAGGGGGGTCCAAATCGTTATATCCACTGCCAGGATTTGTGATATTGATGCTAGTAAGGACACCATTAGTGAAAACACCATTCACTGTGGCGATTTCACCCGTTGTTGATGGTGGTGCTCCAACAGCAAGCAAAGGTTCTTCCTTCAAAGTATTCCAATTTGACCCACCATCAACAATACTTACACTTGTAAGTTGACCATTTACAACACCAGTCTTAACATCTGGTTGAATAATCGAGTCATTATACCCAGGATATGTGTATGGTGACTCAGGATCGACACTATGTATGGTGTATTGCAAGGATTTATCGAAGAATTCATACAATCCACCGAAAAATGCGCGGTCTACAATGCCATAACCCGCAACTACAGTAACATTATGGTTACGACTAGAGGTATACTGAGTGTCTTTTGCAAAATCAGGACCAGATCCATCGATGTAAACGATGTGATATGGCATATTTTCGATGTCCATGTGGACTACATTCGTCACAGTATGCCCATTCAACTGGTCACCGACGATCAAAAGGTCAAAATTCTGTGCTCCAAGGATTGTGCTGACTGCTCCTGTCGCAGTAACCTTGGCATTGATGGTAAAATTAGTTACTGCACCACTAAAATGAGTGCGCTCATAGGTCAATGTGAAGGTATCATTGACAGTATAATTCTGTCCCTGACTCATAATCTCCATCAATTCCCATGATGTGCCGATAATTTCAGGTGGTCCTTCAACATCGGTCGTGTTATCCTGCAAAGCAGGTTTAACTTTGACCTTTACTTGGAATCCAATGCCATCAGTTGGGTTACCAGTCTCCAGTGTAGCGAGAAAAAAGTCTTCAAAGAATGCTTCGTCCGCTTCCCAACCCGTTTGAGAGGTGATTACAGGGTCTCCAGGACTAAAACTATTCTGATTCCATACATCCTGGTCAATACCATCAGGAGAATAGACAAAATTGACATCAGTTACACCATCTGGGTCGGATGATGCCAGGTCATTATATTCAATAACAACCTTTCTACTGTTTGTGCCAATACCAAATAACAGTGGATATGGACAATCTGGATCTCCAGTCTCGTCAGGACCACTATATTCGTATCTACAATACGATTCTACGGGTGTACAGTAGAAATTTTGACAAGGGACACACTTTTGTTTGCTGCCAGAATCATCAGTAGATCCTCCAGTAACAGTGGTTGTGCCATCACCGCTAGTTACGGAAGTTGTGCTGCTACCAGAGCGAGTTTGAGTAATAATACGAAAGCATGGAAGTCCTACAGTGCCACCCCAATCTCCCATGTCATACAGATAATGAAACCAAGTGTCACTATCCATCTCTCTGAAAGATAGGTCGCCAGGTTGATGCTGGAAGATGATTCGACCACAACTAACATCATTGATTAGTTTTCCACAACTTGCACCAGCATCTGTTTCAAAGTCTGGTATTGGTGAAGTATACTGATAACCACCTCTACCTGTAGGAGGATAAGGACTCATCACAATAGAGTCATACATCACCGCTGGTCTAGGTGGAGTAAAACTATCGCTATTCACATCCACAACAGGTGGATAGTGCTTATGAGTTACAGTCGATGCTTTGCCAGGTTGATCAGGACGACGGGCATCACAATGTTGTGAATTGTTTCTACCAATGCCAATACCAAACCCATATTCACCACAAGGCTCTCCACTTTCGTGACAACCGCTCATTGCTGGTCCTCCAGTTTACTGATACGCTCATAGATGTGGTCGTAGTTGCCTTTCATGTTTAGGTAATCGTCTGATCCTGTTGGTTTGTATAAAATCTTGTCGGGTGTAGGAGTCTCTGCTAAACGTATCTCAACTGCCGATAGACGCTCATGTAAACCCATGATAGCATCATCTAATTGTTTCATTGCTTTATTCAAATGCTCATGTGCTAGTGCATTATCATCAAAACCTTCTTTGATGCCGATGAAGTTTTCATCGATCTGCTGCACTAGTTCTTCAAACTCTTCCATGATATTTAGAGTGTAAACGCGGTGGACTGTGGTTTTCGTGGTCGCGGTTATGAGGGGTCCTCAACCTTCCTGAGAGTAAATGTCTGAGTAACATCATCTACATCAAACTCTAACTCATCTCCGATATTCCATCCAAGGTCTTCACAGACATCATCAGGAATCGGAAAGATCAACTCCCCAAACTCATCCTCTTCGATAGTGACTGTGAATCTTTTGGACATAACTTACAACCTATTATTAACTTGTGGATTATTTGACGGATGGTCTACCTTCCAATCCTCCCAGGTTGCTATGACATCCTTAGCATCTTTTGTCAGTCCAGCACTGGTGCAATAGTCTGCACAGGCATAAATGCGAGGGTCTAGGAAACCTTCATGTCTTAGAATTACTTCGAGGCACCATACACGGTCGTCTTGACGATCTTGACGGATTAACCAATCCATATAAAAACCTTTGAGGGCGAAAAATTACTGGGCGATTTTTTTTATATAGGCTGCAAGGGGACCCATTCGTTATATATCTGCCGCTGGGGTACCTTTGTAGGTTAGGGTAGTGGCTTGTTTTATATTTAACGGGGCTAATTTAACTGCTTATTTAACAATAATTAACTGGCAATCTTACATAAAAAAAGAGGGCAACTAAGTGCCCTCTAAGTATAATTCAGACTGTCTCAGATGTCAAGCGAAGATGTAACCGTTAGAGAAATCTTCAACGTTGAAGACTTTACCAGTGATCGAAGATTCTGCGACAAACTTACGCACAAACCATTTGAAATCTTTCTGGAAGATTCCCTCACCAGCGATGCAGAATTCTTCACAAAGTGCATTCAAACGACTCTTGGTAGTTACTGTCTGCCAACCGCCATCAAAGATGGTCATGTCGGTATCAGAAACCTCAGCGATTTTGTTGCCATGGAGACGCACAACAGAGACGCCAGTTTCAGGATCAAAATGCACAGAAGTGTTGCCAGACTGCCAGTCAATGTTTTTCTGGACTGCGGCACACATTTGGGATTCGATCTTACGCATGTTTGGGAAGTGTTGTGGGGGTCTCTCCCCCTGATGCACATATCATAGACCATAGAGGGGCACTCACAACCCACCCAGTGACACTTCGTAACCTGTCCCAACCCCTCTTGATTTCTCTTTGCTTATCCTGTAATGTACACTGTTAGTTCTTATCAACCCTTACAGTGTTATTATACACTATCCTCAGAGAATTGTCAAGGGTTAGTGATACATTCGGAGTCCTTATATGTGGGGGGTTGCGTATCGTTAGGAAACGTGCTAAGACTACATCTCTCGGACACATTTACATCAATCAACAACACTTACCTAGATTTATTTACATATTTAATTATTTTCCGTGTTTTCCACAATTTACACAATTCCTGTGGAAAAGTCTGTGGAAAATGATAGAAACTGTTTCTCTGAGAGTAATGCTTATGTAATGTAATTGCTCTTCTATTGTTGTATCTAACTCATTTCTTCTCATGTATACTCTCCACATAATATGCTCCCGCTTGCATAACACTTGCTGCTCCATTCATGATGCCTACAATGATACCATTCGTTGCTTGGTTACTAACAAGAAAGACGGTAAGAAAGAAAAAGAAAATAGTTTTCATTTGTTTAATTGGCGATTAGACGAAAGAGAGAGGGGGCACACCTTCTTTGAAGATAGCATCAACAACACGTTGCAATCTTGTGGTGATAGCATTACCTGCTTTGCCACATACAGGCACAGTTACATAACCATGGGGTTTGCGAAAGAATTGGAATTGAGCAGGATTTAGAGCACCTTTGTTGATAGCATCACGATCATCTTTATGCACACGAATAACACGACCGATTGTCTGTGCCATTTCTACAATGGGCAGATTTCTCAGCAGGATAGTATGCGTCAGACCAGGAACATTGATGCCCTCAGAGAGAATAGAATAGTGGAAGATCACAAACTTACGATCATCATCAAGACCCCATTGTGTAAGTGTTTGGAAAAACTTTTCACGACCAACTTTCGTCTTATTGATATATGCACCGTGCTTAGATGTGATGTGCATAATGTCATAACCTTTGTCCTTTAGTTGTTGCATAACATCAGTCTGAGTTAGCATTGCCCACAGCACACGAGTGTTAGGTGCAGCAACAAGAATCTTTGCGTCATGATCACTATCCAAACCCTCTACAATTTGCATCAGATTGTATGCATCAACCTCAGGCATATTATGCTTCGTACGTGCAAACTCAACACCGCCATCATTGGCATCGAAAGGAAGAATCTTAGGCGATACGATTGCACCTTGCTCGATCAACTCAGGAGCAGGCACATTGCAGATCACGTTACCCCAAACCTCAGTATTATTCATGCCACGAAATGCACTCGATCCACGACCAATTCTCGGGGTTGCAGTAAAGTAAAACTTACGATCTGCAATCTTAGACATAGCATACACACCAGCAAAGTGAGCACGACCGCAACCATTGTGTGCTTCATCAAAATAAATTGTGTCGATATTGATGCCGCTATCTACAACACGACCCAAAGAATGATAAGTGGTAAAGATGATGCAATTCTCATCACATGCACGAGCAGTGTTGTTAAACAATGCAATCTTATCACTCTTCGTAGAAGAGAAATGTTTGGTCTCTCCACTATGAACGTGCATGATGTGATTGCGCTTGCTATGTAACTGCTCTAGAAACTCTTCACAGAGTTGATTAGCGAGCAAAATACGAGGAGCAACGACAACAATAGTTTGGGGACCATTGTCACGCAAACGCTTATAAGCATCTGCAATCATGATGAATGTTTTGCCGCCACCAGTAGGCACAACAATTTGACCAACATTGTGCTCTTGCATAACAGCGAAGGCACGTTGTTGATGCGGGCGGAGAGAAAACATTGATTGCTTAACTTTGTTTGTTGAATATACAATAACACCTCTCAACCCGAAAGTCAAGAGGTAGTGGACACTTCACTTATTGTCCTTTCTTATTACTTTGTCCCATTCATTTGGAAAGATCAACACACAAACTTGATGCATGTGGTTCTTAGCGTGCTGGGCAACTTCTTCAGGTTTGGAATACTCGCGGATGCACATTGTGATGTACTCATGTGAGATGAAATTAACGTATCCTGAGTGACCATTCCACTCGATAATCTCTCCCTGAATCCAGTCATCAACTAAGATGTGATTTTCCTTCATTTTTATTCTCCGCGATGGGTGGTTGATCGTCCGCGTTACATTTAGAATGATTAGAAATTTGCCTTTCTAATTCATAATAAACTGAATACAGTTTACCACACATATACTGCTCATATTCATTGCCTTTTAACAATTCAAGACAATTTTCCACTTGTCTATGAGCAAAGAGAAGTTTGATAATTTCATCCATTGGCATCAGGAATAAGATCGATCAAAGTATCTTCATCATAAAGATCTACGATCTCTTCAGT